ATCGTAGTTATATTTTAAATACATATTTGCACTTACTGCACCTTCTGGTTTCCAGTTAAGATTTACTCGTTGCATATTTTTTCTAACACCCGGATCACCCATTGTTATATCTGGTGATCGGTATGTTGCATCAATGTTTGATGTTCCTCCAGATCTTGTCCACACATTACCTGAATCCTGTTTGTAGATATACCCATCATATCCACCGTGTACAACAGTTTCTACGTTACTTATATAATCTGAGTCACAACAAGAAACTTTTAATCCTTTTATATCGGCATATTCGTAACCCATTTGCTGTGCATTAGGATTCATTTTAATTGTTGCAATTAAACCTCTTTGAGAACCTTCTAACCCACCTGTAGTAGGATAAAATAAACGATATTGTGATTTATCTCTTATTACTAAAGAGGTAACGTTATCGTAAGTAATGTCATTAATTCTATCTTGGACTTGCTTAGAAACAGTTCCAAGTTCAACGTCACCAATTCTTGCAGTACCAGCAATTGTTCTAATTCCATCTGCAGATAAGAATATAATGTCACCACCTAACTCCTGTATTGAATGATGGGCTATTGTACCAACGTTTTTTGCTACCTCAGCAAGAGCAAAGTTACTTGAGCTTGTTCCTGCTACCTTATAAATCTTTGTTTGGCAAAATATAAATAACTCGTCACGAAAGACTTTCAATCCTGTAACTACATCACCAACTTTTATTTCACCAGCACTTGTATCAAAGTCATCTTCTGTAAATGGCCCAGAGAATATTACAGAATGTGTAGAGTTAGACATGCCACCATAGAACATATGGTTAGCAAAAGATTTTACAAATTTAGGGTTAGTAGGAGCTGTTCCACCACCTGTAGCATTTATTATATCTTCAGAATAACTTGTGTCAAGTGTAAAAGCTGCAGCTGCTCCTGTAGCAATTATTATTTTATCTGTACCGTTGTAATTGTATTTATCAAAATCATATGTATAGGTTGTACCTTTACTTGTAGCCCTGCTTGTCCAACTACCACTTGTAGTTCCTGTATAAACTGTTCCTCCTCTGCCTGCAATTATTATATTATTAAATATTGCACTTAATAATACTCGTTCATCTGCATCTGCTACTTGTGGTACAATTGTAGTATTATATTTTGTAGTTCCGTTTAATCTTCTATAGCCTCCAGTTATATCTGGCTCAAAGTTAGATAGCTGTAAAGCTTCACCCGGTTGCATAGTAAATACGTCTTTGTTAAGAACGAGACCTCCTGCACAACTTGCTGTAAAAGGTTTTTGATATGAACTATCAGGCATTCACATTTATCCTTGTATCTGTCATGTATGCTTTAGTATTTATATATTCTGTTCGTATTATTTGCATTTGATTTTTATATTCTTCATAAGCCATTTGAGCAGCTTGTGGATCAGATCTTAGTACATAGGCATAATATTTAGCTCTAGTAGTAATTACATCTTTGAACCTATCATCTAAATCCATAGTATCACCATGTGCAGATAAGTCTGTATGTACTTTCCAATACTCATACTGTATTTCATAATTACTTTGATTTGGTACAGGGGATAATCCAAACTTTTTATCCTGTGTAGGATATACATAATCAGGAACACTTAAACAATCTTCTGAGTTAGCTAAATCTCTTTCTAAAAACTTTTTATTCCAATCATCATAAGCTAAATATCTTAATCTTTTTACAGGTATGTCCTCAGATATTCTTACATAATCTACATCCATGTTTGTTGCTGTAGATGTGTTATTTACTGTAACGTAAGTTGTTTGTGCTGTTGCTGTAAATGTAGTATCTAATACATTACCAGCACCAAAGTTAGACACAGTTAGTGTTGTACTTAGATTAGTAGTATCTTCTGCTGATGTACCTACCTGTACTTTCAATGCTTGTCCTGTACTGGCTGAATCAAAAGCTCTAACTTGTATTCTGTATGTGGTATTCTTTACTGTAGAAAATGATTGGTAAGCAGCATAGTCATTAAGTCTTAATCTACCATTTCCACCAGAGTTATATGCAGCACTTCCAGCTCCGGCTATTGTTGTCCAGCTGGATATGTCAGAAGTAAACTCACCGTTTGTTAATAGTTCATTTGGTACAAGTCTAAATGTATCCCAATCTATTTTTCTGTATGCAAGATCACCACTTTGGGGTGAAGCTGAAGATGGCAAAGCATAAGTCCGTTGTCCAGCATTTGTAACTTGATATGTAGATTTATACAGATCAGGTATTTCTGATAAAGAATTATACACTTCATGCATAGCTTTTAACACAAATTTCTTTACAGCAGTCTGTACTCCCCTGCTATTAGAAAAGCTAGAAGACGTTAATTCTGCTTCGTTTAATTCGTTTAGTACGTTATTTACTAATACTAGATATGTTGTTGCCATTATCGTTTCCGTTGTCTAATTTTTGTAATATTAAATTTAAACTTTGTTCAATGGATTTCATACGAACTTCCATGTCTTCTATTTTATCTACATCACTACTAGGCATATTTGATGGTAATGTTACAATTTTTTGTGTTGATCGTTTATTCCAAACTGTCATAGTCTATCCTTATAGTAGGCAGGGGAGCCTATAACCCCCCTACCCAATGGTTATATTTTAGTTGTGGTCAGTTTCATCCATACCAGAAATGTCACACATTACAGCCCAAGCTCTAACTTTGCCTGCATCGTCTTGTGCTCCCAGAACTTTAACGTCAAGTGTATCTGCAGAACCGTAAACAGTTCCTGAATTAGATACATTTTCCACTAAGCCTGCAAATCCAGTTGAAGTAGAATCGTAACCGTCTACATAACTATCAACATCTCCTCCGTCACCTACGTCTAGTGTAACACCACTAGCAGAAGCAGTTAATACTTCTATACCAGCATTGATAACTAAAGTTTCAGCAGGAATATCAATCATTTGTACGATATCATTTGCTGCAGGATCGAAAGATGAATAGTCAACTGTATTTTCAACTAAATAAGGTGTCCTTCCATTAGAAGGATGACCTGTTGTGCCACCGGCACCGGTTTTATCATGTGTTGCCATGATTATTTACTCCCTCTAAATTAAGAATTCAGATCCATAAGGCCTTTGAATACACCTTTGAATCCAGTTGTTGATTCACCACGAAGTACTTTTCTTCCAAATACGTGTAGACCACGAACTATGTCAGAAAAACTATCTGGATCACGAATCACTTCTGTTTTAGCAATGTGTGAAGCAGTTGCTACTCCAGACATATGTCCATACAGAATTGCTGTTTGTCCAGAAGTACTTGAAGACCCAAATGTATGTGTTGCAGCTGTACCAGTTGAACCTACTGCAATAGCATTTGATTGATATAAATCAAAGCCATGTAGTGGTCTATCTGTTACTCTACCATTTAATAATGGTGAGCCACCAGAACCGATTACAGATGCATCCATAATTTTAGAGCCAGCTTGTCTTAACACCTCGTAAAACTGAGGTGGAGCTACAAGCCAACGATTTTCTTCAGGTACATCGTTTTTGTCTAACTCAGCTGCTGCTTGAGCTACAAGATTTGCTACTTCATCACCAGTGTTAGCTGATGTTGCTTGAGTACCAAGAGTTCCTGTAGATGCAATAGCATTGTCATACATATTTTTAAGTACGTTGTAGTCGTAAGCTTTCTTCAAGGTATAAGCACCTGAAGAAGTTGCAAGAGCTTCCCAATTCACATGAGACTGCCTTTCCTCGATGTCATCCACTTTAAATGCAAAATAATTGCCTTGATCAATTGTTAATTGAATTTGATCATCAGCAAGTGTTTGTGTATTTACAGTTTGGCCACGAGCATAGGAAGCAACAGTAATTGATGGCTCTTTAAGAATGTTTACAGTATCACCAAAATTCTCAATTTCTCCAGTGTAGTCTGTGTTAGTAATTGCTTCTACCACAGATGCTCTACGGAAATATTTAAGAACTTTCTGACTGTATATAGCAGGTGCCCAATTTCCAGAAGGTAAATTCTGATAACCGGCTGCCAATCCCATTGTTGCCATATTAATTGTCCTCTATTTATTCGTTAATAACACGACCAGACTTCATAGCCTGATCAATCTCTGATTCATACTTCTCAAACTCCCATGGTTTAAGTCGTTGAATCTCAGAAATCTTCCAAACCTTATCACCCTGCCCAACATTTACATCTCGGCTAGTAGCCTTAGTAACTGCTTTGGCAGCATCTTTAGATTTAGTAGGTTTCCGTTTCCTGTCTATTCCAACATCCACTTTGTATAAGTCAACAGTCCTACTTGCCCAAACAGGATCAGTATTGTTTTTAGTAATACCTTCAGAAATGCTTTTGGGCTGTTGCTCAAGCCATGCTAAAAACTCCGGAGAGCTTTTAATATCCTCAAAATCAGGATGTGTGTTTAACAGCTGTTTGTAAGCAGATTGAACCTTTAACTTTTGTTCACGTTCAGAAATACGACCTATTTCAGCCTGTAAATCTTCTACCTGTTTACTTGCCATCTTGTGAGAGATAGTTTCAACTACTTGGTATACGTCAGGATATTTGTCTTTAAACTGATCTAGATCCTCATCTGTCTTTGGTGGAGCATATTGAGTAGCTTGTTTTTCAGCAATTTTACTTTGTGCTTCTAAAACTTCTTTCTCCTGCTTCCATTCAGACAGTTTCTTATCATAGTACGTTTTAAGATCGTCATATCTTTTCTTATACTGTATTTCAGTATCCCCACCCATAATACCTTCTTTTGGTTCTTTGGTTGAGTCTTGTGAGTCCATAAAACCTTCTACTTCTGGAGTGGCTTCCATCGTGGCCTCGACAGATGTGTCCTTAGTTTCAGTTACTTCCTCTTCGGCTGTGAGTACTCTATCTTTACCCTTGAACATATTTACTCTTGGGTCCTCTT